ACCACCCTCGGCCGTTCGGGCTCCAAGCGCGGAGTACGTGTGAGCGGCCTCAGCCCCGGCACCGCTGCGAACCCGGCCCGAGTGGCACAGGCGCGGCGGCGACCGGGAGGACTTGGGAGGCGCGATGTTCGGCATCCTGCTCGCGCACCTCGCGGGCGACTACCTGATCCAGTCACACTGGATGGCGACCGAGAAGACCAAGCGCTGGTGGCCCGCCATCGCGCACGGCCTGACCTACGCGCTGCCCTACGTGTTGGTGACCCGCTCATTGCTCGCGCTCGCGGTCATCGCGGGGACGCACGTGATCATCGACCGCTACCGCCTGGCGCGCTACGTAGTGTGGTTGAAGAACCTCGCCGCACCCCGCGCCTACCGAGCACCGTTCGACAGTCCGACCGGATATCCCGCGGACACTCCGGCGTGGCTCGCGGTCTGGCTCATGATCATCGCCGACAACACGCTGCACTTGGCGATCAACTTCGCGGCCGTGACGTGGCTGCGATGACCGCCACGCACGCCGACCGCACGCGCACCGAGCTGGTGGAGCTGCTCGCGCTGCTCAACGGTGACGCCAAGACCCTCGCGCGACGAGGGCGGATGGGCACCGACAGCGCCAAGTATCGGCTGGTGCACGAGGACATCGACGAGGTGTTGGGGCAGTTGGTGGGGCGGTGAACGAGGCGCACACATGCAGATGGTGCGGGCGGACGTTTCCGGTGGTGAGTCTGCGGGTGTGGCACGAGGAGCGGTGTGACTATCGCGCCGCCTCAACCAACTGAACCAGCGCTTCGAACTCGGGCAGCGCCTTCGACTTGAACGTCAGCGCATAAGGGTCCGAGGCGAACTCCTTATGTGTGTTCCGCGCCTTGTCTGCGAGCGTCCCACCGCCCACGGCGAACCTCACCGCGCGCATCCCCAGGCCAGCCTTCTCCAGCGTGACCGCTTGGATAGACCCGACCGGGATGCGCGTCGAGCCCTTTGCGCGCTTCGTGATGATGACCGTCTGGCCGTCGAAAGCGATCGACCCAAGGTGCCCTCGCACTGTCTGCATGAGGGCAACGTAGACCCGGGCATTGCGAGGTGTCAGCAGAATGGGCGCTAACGCAGGCCGCCGGGGGTCACGCTGGGTCAGGCTCAAGGCCGAGGTCAAAGCAAGACGCGGACCATGCTGCCGCTGCGGTCAGGCCATCGACTACGCGCTCGCCTACCCAGACCCACACTCATTCAGCGTCGACCACTACCCGCACGCCAGAGACACCCACCCTCACCTCGCCGAAGACCCCGGCAACCTCGCTGCCGCTCATCTCGTGTGCAACCAGAGCGCAGGAGCACGCGGCGTTGGCCCCACGCTCGGGACACGATCGCGAGAGTGGTAGGGGGGGTCGGATCTCTAGCACGCGTGGGGGCTGTTCACTTCGCCGATAGTGCTCTATCTATCCACTGGACCCCCACCCCATCCCGCGCGAGGAGGTCGCACTATGGCTGACCTCCGTGACGCCTTCGACCGCAGCGTCAAGGCCAATGCCGAGCTGGCAGGGGACTTGGACGCTGCGCTCATCGAGTCAGGTCGAACGATCGCCGAGCGTGTCGACGAGGCGATCGCGACGGGCGAGGGCCAAGAGGTGACGAAGGCGCTTTACCTCGTCCCACACCTGATGAACGTCCTACGCGAGATGTACGCGACTCCGAAGGCGCGGCATGACGCCGGGCTCGGCAAGGAGGATGCGCGTGGCAAGCTCGCAAGCATCCGGGACATCCGGGACCGCCAAGCGCCCAGCAAGAAGCGGGCCGCAAAGTAAGCGGTTCGGCTCCGAGACTCCGCGCGTCTGGACCCCACCTCTCCGCGATCTGACGCCCGAGACGTCGCTTGGGTTTGAGTGCATCAACTTCGCTGAGGAAGTCCTTGACCTCGACTTGATGCCGTGGCAGAAGTGGTTTCTGATCCACGCGCTCGAGTTGCATCCGACCGAGGTTGGTGAGGACGACGGTGCGCTGTTCCGGTTCCGCAAGGTCGTCCTTCTCGTTGGCAGGCAGAACGGCAAGTCGACGGTCATGCAGGCACTCACCCTGTGGCGCATGTTCGTGGACCGCTGCAACCTCGTCATCGGCACCGCTCAAGACCTCGAGGTCGCCGAGTCCCTATGGGCCGAGGTGGTCGAGATGGCCGAGGAGGTCGACGAACTCAAGGACGAGATCGCTCGCGTCGACAAGGGCTCAGGCAAGAAGGCCCTGCGCCTCAAGTCGGGTGAGACATACAAGGTCAAGGCGGTTTCGCGCCGCGGCGGCCGTGGCCTCTCGGGCGAGCTGGTCCTCCTCGACGAGCTGCGTGAGCATCAGTCGTGGGATGCCTGGGGCGCGGTCACCAAGACGACGAACGCGCGTGAGCGGGCGCAGATCTACGGCATCTCGAACGCCGGCGACGCCGCCTCGGTCGTGCTGCGACACCTGCGCAAGACCGCGCACGCGAGACTTGGTGACCCGGACGGACTGAACGCCGACGAGGCGCCGGATGAGCTGCTGCCCGACGACGCGGACCCGGACGAGTTTGACCTGGGCGACGATGACTCGCTGGGGATCTTCGAGTGGTCCGCGGCCGCTGGCTGCAACATCGGCGACCGGGACGGCTGGGCGCAGGCGAATCCGGCGCTGGGGCATCGCATCCGCGAGGCCACCATTGCGTCGGACGCCGCGAATGACCCCGAGTGGATCTTCCGCACCGAGGTTCTCTGCCAGTGGAGCGACGGCACGCTCGAGGGGCCGTTCCCGCCAGGCACATGGGAGGCGGGAGTTGATCCCGCTTCCCAGATTGCGGACGAGAAGGTTCGCGCCTGCATCGACATGAGCCATGACCGCGCGCGGGTGCATATCGCCTTCTCGGGGCGACGAGCCGATGGCGTGCCTCATGTCGAGATCGTTGCGTCTCGCGCCGGCTCAGACTGGGTCCGACCCTGGCTGAGCGCTCGCCGCGACCTGATCGTGGCCGTCGCTGGGCAAGGCAAGGGGGCTCCCGCTTCCGGGCTGCTCGCCGAGTTGGCGAAGGACGCCGTCGATGGCGAGACGGGCCAAGTCGACCCAGCGTTCCCCGTTGAACTTTGGCAGGGCTCGGACCTCACGAACGGGACCGGCGCGTTCTACGACGCTGTTCGCGGCAACACCTTCCGCCACCTTCCGCAGCCGATCCTCGATGTCGCGGCAGCGGTCGCGGTCACCAAGCCGTCCGGCGATGGCTGGCTGTGGGATCGCCGCCATTCTCCCGCCGACATCGCGCCACTGATCGCCGCAACAGGGGCGCTGTGGCTTCTGAATCGACCAACCGAGGCGCCAAAGCGCTCCAAGTACGAGGACGCCGATCTCGTCGTCGTGTGACCCGAGGAGGCACCGTGGCGCACCGTGACCGACTGATCCGCCAGGCGCTCCGCGAGCGGTTCGTAGTGACCATGCGGACCAAGGAAACGTTCGAGGGCCTGCTGCTCGAGGCGGACGACAAGACCGTCCGCCTGACCGATGCCCATGTGCTCGACGGGAAGACCCGCCTGTCCGTGGACGGCGACCTATACCTGCCGCGCGCTGAGGTGTCCTACATGCAGAGGCCGGGGGTCTGATGATCGTCTCTCAGGGGCAGGCGCTTGACTTCGCACCCCAGGCGCTCGGCGAAACGGTCCCGTCGCTGTCGAATGGCTACTTCTACGCGAACGACGGCCTCACCCTGGCGGGCAAGTTCGCGACCTACGCCGCTCTATACCGGGCCCAGCCGTCGATTTCAACAGTGGTCGACAAGATCGCGAACTCTGCCGCTCGCCTGACCCTCAAGGTCTGGGACACGACCCCGAAGTCGGGGAAGGTCGAGGACGCAGCCTCGGCCTACGCGCGCCTGCTGCAGCGGCCGTCGTCATTCATGTCGGGGTACAACTTCTGGCGGTGGACGTTCTCGACGTCCGAGGTGTACGGCGAGGCGTTCTGGCTCAAGCAGCGCGACACAAACGGCAACGTCGTTGGCCTGATCCCGATGCACCCCTCGCGGACGATGGTCAAGCGGGACGGCGAGGGCCGCACCTTCTACGTTTTCACGATCGGCGTCGGCTCGGCGGGAATCCTGACGGCCGCGGCAGAGGACGTCGTGCCGTTCCTGCGCTACAACCCCGACAGCCTTATGCGGGGCATGTCGCGCCTCGAGCCGCTGCGGTCGACGCTGCTGAACGAGGATGCCTCTCGTCGCGCAACGGGGTCGTGGTGGCTGAACGGCGCGCGCCCCTCGGTGATCCTCAAGCACCCGATGGAGCTCTCCGAAGCTGCCCACTCGCGGATCAAGCGCGGGTGGGACTCGGCGAACGCCGGCGCCGACAACATGGGCAAGGCGGCCATTCTCGAGGAGGGAATGGACGCCACGGTCGTACAGCTCACCGCCGACGAGATGCAGTACATCGAGTCGCGGAAAATGAACCTCCAAGAGGTCTGCATGGTCTTCGACGTGCCGCCTCCGGTGGTCCACATCCTCGATCACGCGACGTTTTCGAACATCACCGAGCAGATGCGCTCGATGTACCGGGACACGATGGCTCCGCGCCTCGAGGACTTCGAATCGGTGCTCGACTTCCACCTGCGACCCGACTTCTTCCCGGACGCCACGCGCGCTGCCCGGTTCTCGCTCGACGAGGTTCTGCGCGGCGACTTCGAGACTCGCGCGGAGGCGACGCAGAAGCTCGTCCAGACGGGCGTGATGAAGCCCTCCGAGGCTCGCCCGCTGTTCGACCTGCCGGACGCCGGGAAGGTCGCCGACCAGCTCTATGGCAACGCTGCCCTGGTCCCGCTCGGGTCGTCGGTACATGGACAGACCGAGGTCGACACGTCAGGCAACCTGATCCCGTCGCCGATGCCGAAGTCAGTCACGCGGTTCGACGTGCGCTCTCTCATGGGCCGCATCGGCACCGTCAAGGCCGCGGGCGGCGACGTGCGTCAGGCACTCATCGAGGAGCACCACAAGGCCCTCACGGACGCATTTGACCAGCAGCGCGCGGACGCAAAGGCGGGCGACGCTGGCGAGGGCTGGGATGGACAGCTCGCGACGCTGCTCGCCGACCTCGGCACGGCGACCGCAAAGGCCATCGGCGCGACCGTCGCCAAGCGTCTCGGCGGCTCCTATGACGTCGACGAGGTTGCGGACTGGATCAAGGAGAACGCGCTCACCTCGGCGAAGGCGATCAACGCGGCCACCATCGAGTCGCTGCGCACGGCCCTAGATGGTGCCGACGACGCGGACGCGGCAATCGACACGGTCTTCGATGGCCCGGTCTCGCAGCGCACGACGTCGATCTCGGCGTCCCGGGTGGCGATGGTCGCTGGCCTCGCGTCGCTGAACTCGGCCGGTCAGAACGGCGCGGCGACGAAGACGTGGATCACTGGCCCGAATCCGCGCGCCGACCACGCCCGCATGAACGGCGAGACGGTCCCGATCGGCGACCTGTTCTCCAACGGCATGAACGCGCCGGGCGACCCGTCCGGTGGCGCCGACGAGGTCGCGGGTTGCAACTGCGACATCGAGTTTGAGTTCTGAGAGGCACCCCATGGACATCATGCACAAGGACGCGACGATCACGCCGACTGGCAGCGACGCGGACTTCCCCGGCACGTTCGAGGTCGTCCTCTCTGCGCCCACGAAGGACCGTGACGGCGACACGCTGCTGCCGGACGAGTGGAAGCAGCCGCTGCCTGACCACATCACCTTCGACTCCGACCACGGCATGTCCGTGGCGACCACGGTCGGCTCCGGCGTTCCCCGCATCGACGACGAGACCGGGAACCTGATCGTTTCGGGCACCTTCTCCAGCTTGCCGCGCGCCCAGGAGGTGCGCACCCTTGTCAACGAGGGGCACATCAAGACCACCTCGGTCGCTTTCATGAGCGAGAAGACCGAGAAGGACGGCAAGACCGCTGCGCAGCGCGAGCTGCTGAACGGCGCGTTCGTTGCGATCCCGTCGAACCGCGAGGCGCTGGTGATGTCCTCCAAGGGCGTCAAGGCCGGCGCGCGAAACAGCGCCGCCGACGCCGCGAGCATCCAGAACATCCACGACGCCGCGACGGGCCTCGGTGCCGACTGCTCGGGCGGGAAGTCGGCCAAGAAGGCCGCCATCACCAAGGCGGTCGCGGGCAGCCTGGAGGCGACCCAGGAGCGCGTCCGCGACGCGCTCAACGACGCCTACGGCACCGGCGCCTGGGTGTGGCTGCGCGCCACCTTGCCCGGCGACAACGGCGGCGTCTGCATCTTCGAAGTGGACGCCAACGAAGGAAGCGACTGCGAGACATACCAGCAGTCCTACACAGACAACGGGAGCGCCGTGACGCTGACGGGCGAACGCGCCCCCGTGGACTTGATGGAAGTCGTCAAGCCCGATCCCGACGAGGACACGAACGCAGAGTCCGCCGCCGCCTCCGACGCCGCCAAGGCCGCCGACGAGACCGCCGCCGAGTTTGCCGACGAGCTCCAGACCCGGGTCCGCGCGCTCTCCCTGAGCGCACACACCTACACCGACTGACCAGTCGGAGAAAGGGGCACGGACTCATGTCCGCAGTGCTCGAGGCGAAGACCGCGATGCGGCAGCTCGCCACCAAGGCTCAGGAGGTCGCGACCGCGGCCGACCTGACCAACTCTGAGAAGAAGACCGCCCTCGACAAGATCGAGGCCGACATCAAGGGCCACGCCGAGACGATCAGCCTGCACGAGCAGGCCCAGCGTCTCACCGCCGGCGGCGAGACCGCCCCCGAGGCCAAGTCCACCGAGCAGTCGACGGGCGTCAAGTCGTTCGCCGATCAGGTCGTCGAGTCCGACGCCTACCGCAACGTGGCCTCGAAGAACACGATGGCCGCTGCGATCGACGTCAAGGCTGCCGCCACCATCGACGAGGGCGCCGCGGCGACCTTCAACGGTGGCGCCGGGCTCGGTGGTCAGCTCGTTGCCCCGCAGCTCCTGCCGGGCATCGTCGGGCTCAAGTTCCAGCCGCTCACTGTGGCGGACCTGATGGCGTCGGGCACCACCTCCTCGAGCGCGGTGTCCTACGTGATCGAGGCCGCGTTCCAGGACTTGACTGCGACTGTGGCCGAGAAGGGCGCGAAGCCGCAGCTCGACCTGACCCTGGCTCGTCGTCAGGACAACGTCACGAAGATCGCGAACGTCGCCAAGGTCACGGACGAGATGTTCCAGGACGCCGAGCAGTTCAAGGCGTACCTGTCCGAGCGCATGGTGTTCGGCGTCCAGCGCGTCGAGGAGAACCAGCTCCTCAACGGCAACGGCACCTCCCCGAACCTCCAGGGTCTCCTGAACCGCCCGGGGATCGCCACCACGGTCACCACTGCCGCGGGCCTGACTGCAGTCAAGGCGATGGAGGGCATCTACAACCAGATCACCGCCCTCCGTGCGACCTCCTTCGTGGAGCCTGACGCCATCGTCATCAACCCGACCGACTGGCAGACCATCCGACTCGGCAAGGACTCGCAGGGTCAGTACTACGCCGGCGGCCCCTTCACAGGCGCCTACGGCAACGCGGGTCCGTCGAACCTGAGCCAGCTCTGGGGCCTCAAGGCGGTCATCACGACTGCGATCGCCCAGGGCAATGTCCTGGTCGGCGGCTTCCAGGAGTGCGCGCAGGTGTTCCGTCGTCAGGGCATCACGCTCGAGATGACGAACAGCAACGTGGACGACTTCGTGAACAACCTCATCACCCTGCGTGCTGAGGAGCGTCTCGCGCTGGCCGTCTACCGCCCCGCCGGTTTCGGCAAGGTCACGCTGACCGCCTGACGGTTAGTACATGGCGAGGCCCCGACTCACGCGGCCGGGGCCTCTGCCATGTCCGCCCGTCAACTCGGATGAAGGAGCAGGCCATGACCACTCACTACGTATCGGACTACGAGGCGCTGACCGGCAACAAGCCGGAGCCCTCCCCTGTCGAACCGATCGCCGAGGCGAAGGTCGTCGAGCCGGAGGCAACGAAGCCGCCCGCGAAGAAGACGAGCGCCGCGAAGACGAAGGGCTGAACCTATGCCGATTCCGGTCCCGTCTGTCGACGCGAACGTGGCGGCAGCCGAGGGGCTGGTGCGGCGGTTCTGCAAGTGGCACATCGGGCCGTCGCTGACCGAGGTCGTCGTTGTTGACGGCAGCGGCGCGGCGGTGCAGATGCTCCCGACCCTGATGCTGACAGATGTCGTCGCGGCCACGTCGGACGGCACGACGCTCAATGTCGCGACCGACTTCGACTGGTCGGCCAACGGCTACCTCGAGATGGTCGACGGCGTGTGGTCGCGGCGCCTGCGCGGCGTCACGGCGACGATCACGCACGGGTATGACGTGATGCCCGACGAGGTCCAGGCGTTGATCGACCGCCTGGCGCAGCGCATCCTTGACGACCCGGGCATGGTCGTGCAGGCCGGACAGGTCCGCTATGGAGCGTCGGGGCCGATTGCCCCGACCGGCGTATTGACCGATGATGACCGACGCGTCTTGCGTCCCTACCGTCTGCCGGGCACGCCGTGAGGTTCGGCAACCAGACCATCGAGATCTTGTCGCCGGGCATCGTCGAGGACGACTACCACAACGAGGTCGAGGACTGGGGCGACCCGGCCCCGGTTTCCGTCGAGGGCTGTTCGGTCCAGCCTGGGGTCGGCGGGAAGTTCTACGACGACCGCGCAGCGACGGCGGTCCTGTTCACCGTGTGGGCGCCCTTCTCGGCACCCGCGACCCCGCAGAGCCGGGTCCGGTACGACGGCAGCGTCTACGCGATCGACGGCCAGGTCGAATCGTGGCCTGGCAGTCACAAGGTGATCCGACTCAAGGCGGTGGCCGGATGACGCGCGTTCGTATTGAGCTCGACCGGGCAGGCGTGCGCAATGCGGCGCTCGCCTCGGCCGAGGTTCGCAAAGTCGTCTCCGAGATCGCCCACCGGATCGCCGACGCAGCCCGCACGCGCACCGAGAGCGAGATCGAGGTCACGGACGCCGGCAAGTCTCGCGCCCGGTCCTATGTACGGATGCTCGGTGCTGACGCTGCGCAAGAGGAGGCCAAGGAGCGCATCCTTGGGTCCGCGATCGACGCCGGACGAGTCAAGTGACCGCCCCGCTAATCACCCAGGCTGACGCGCAGAAGGTGCTGACGGACTACCTCTACGCCACGGCCCCGACGCTCTCGCTGCCGACGCTGGACCTCCCTGACCCATGGAGCGTGGGGACTGTCGTACAGCCCGGCGTGACGCCCACGAAGGCAATCCGCGTCCGCACCATCGGCGGTGTCGACGAGCAGTATGTCGCCGACCGGCCACGGCTGGACGTGCGCGTCTGGGGCGACGGCACCTATCTGACCGAGAGCGACACGGCACGCACCGCTCGCATCCTCCTGGCGCACCTGCGCCGCGACCTCCGCGCCACTGTGGTCGCGGACCCGATCGCCCTGCCTGACCCGGCAGACGGCAGCAAGACGCACGTCATATTCACCGTCGAACTACTCCTCCGAGGGGACCAGTCATGACACGGAAGGTCGAACTCGCGTACCCGTACACGGACGCGGACGGCAAGAATCACGAGGCCGACTCGACTGTCGACCTCCCTGACGAGACCGCTGTCGAGCTCGTCAACTACGGCCGCGCCCGCTGGCCGGAGACCAAGGCCGCTGCGCCGACGAGCAAGGAGAAGTGACGATGGCGAAGGACCGCAACAACATTCGGATCTATGGCGATCTGTCGGACGCCGTCTTCGTCGCCCCCAAGGGCACGACGGGTCCGACCACTCTCACTGCGCCCGGCGCCGGCTTCGTGGAGATCGGTTGGATCTCCGAGGACGGCGTCGAGGTGGACCGCACCGAGAATGTCGCGGAGTTCCGCGGCTGGCAGGGTGGCACGCTGCTGCGCAAGAAGTCGACGAGCGTCGAGGACGCCTTCAAGTTCGTCGCTCTCGAGGAGACCGCACTCACGGTCGGCCTGTACCACAAGGGCGCTGCGCCAGTGGTCACGACCGGCGTTGCAAAGGTGACCGTCACCAACCAGTCCGTCTCTGACGAGCGCGCCTGGGTGGTCGACTTCTACGACGGCGCCGTGCAGAAGCGTCTCGTCGTCCCCTCGGGCGAGGTGACTGGCCGTGCCGCGGTGCCGCACAAGAACACCGACATGACGATGTACGAGTTCACCGTGACCATCTACGGCGACTACTACATCTACAGCAACGCCCCCGCGCTGATCGCCTGACCCACGAACGAGCGGCCCCGGATTCGCAGGCATCCGGGGCCGTTCGCCTGCCTGCGCGCCTGCATGATCGGAGCACCGCCATGCCGACCCCCAAGCAACCCCAGGACCGCAAGGCGAAGGCAGAGGCTAAGGGCGCGGACATCACGTTCGCCCACGACGGCCACCGCTACGTCATCCCCCGCGACCGCGCCGACAACGTCGAGTTGTTCGAGATGATCGAGGACGGCAAGAACTTCGCCGCCGCTCGCGCCTTTCTCGGCACCGAGCAATGGTCCGAGTTCAAAAACTCCGTCCGCACTGCTGATGATCGGGTGCCCAGTGAGCCGACCGAGCGATTTCTGAACGCGCTCATGGAGGCGCTGGGAAACTCCGCAGCCTCGCCTACTTCCTGACGGAGCACGGCGAGGCGCTCGAGGCCGACTTCCAGCGGTACTACCAACTCGACCTGCTCGACCTGTGGCGGGGACTCCTGACGCCCCGCAAGGCCGCTGTGCTGGCGTTCCATCTGCCGGCGGGGGCGCAGCTCTGGAGCGACCTCGGCTCTGACCGAGCGTGGACCGTCGAGAGCCACCTGACCGCGCTTGTAGCTGACCAACTCGCGGGCGCCAACTGGCAGCGAGGCGGCGGCAAAGGTCCGCAGCCTAAGCCGATCCCGCGCCCATCCGATACGGCCCAAGCAGATCAGAAGGCCGACCGCTACGCCGAGCGCGCGCAGCGATTCCGTGAGCAACGAGAGGGGTGACCCGTGGCCGGTGTGAACGTAGGTACGGCGTACCTCGAGGTCATCCCCTCCGCCAAGGGCTTCTCCGGGAAGTTGCAGTCGCAGCTCGGCGACGACATGGCGAAGACCGGCAAGGTTGCTGGCGACAAGGCTGGCAAGTCCTTTGGTGGGGCGTTCTCGTCGCACCTCAAGTCCGTCGTCGGCATCGGCGCCGGGCTCGCCCTCGGCGGCGGCGCGCTGGACTTCCTCAAGGACTCCATGTCCGAGGCGCGTGACGCGCAGAAGGTCAGCGCACAGACGGCGCAGGTCATCAAGTCCACGGGCGGCGCAGCAGGTGCGAGCGCCAAGCAGATCGGCGACCTGGCGACCGCGATCAGCAACAAGACCGGCGTCGACGACGAGGCGATTCAGTCCAACGAGAACATGCTGCTGACCTTCACGAACGTCAAGAACGCGGTCGGCAAGGGCAACGACATATTCAACCAGGCCACGCAGACGATCTCCGACATGTCCGCGGCGCTTGGTCAGGATGGCAAGTCCTCTGCGATCCAGCTCGGCAAGGCGCTGAACGACCCCGTGAAGGGCATCACCGCCCTGTCCCGCGTGGGCGTGTCATTCACCGACCAACAGAAGAAGCAGATCAAGGGCCTCGTCGCTCACGGTGATGCCCTCGGCGCGCAGAAGGTCATCCTCAAGGAGTTGAGCAAGGAGTTCGGCGGCTCGGCTGCTGCGACGGCGACCGCCGGCGACAAGATGAAGGTCGCGTTCGGCAACCTCAAGGAGCAGGTCGGCACGGCGCTGATGCCGGTGATCGACAAGTTTGCATCGTTCGTCAGCGGCAAGGTCGTGCCCGCGATCTCGGGTTTCATCACCGGCATCCAGAACGGCACCGGACCAGGCGGGAAGCTCGCGACCGTCGTCGGCAAGATCCGAGACGCCTTCAAGACTGCGATGCCCAAGGTCAAGGCCGTCATCGGATTCCTCGTCGACAACAAGGAGGCCGTGGCGACCTTCGCCGGGATCATCCTGACGGTTGTCGGTGCCATCAAGGTTTGGACGGCGGTGCAGGCCGTGCTCGATGCAGTCCTGACTGCCAACCCGATCGGCCTCGTCGTCGTCGCCATCGCCGCCCTCGCCGCCGGTCTCGTCTACGCCTACAAGCACTCCGAGACGTTCCGCGCTGTCGTCACGGGCGCAATGCACGCCATCGCCGAGGCGGGCAAGTGGATGTGGAACAACGTCCTCCAGCCCGTGTTCTCGTTTCTCGTCAAGGGCATCGCGTGGATCATGGACAAGTTCGGCGACATGCTCGAGACGATGTCCCACGTCCCCGGTTTCGGATGGGCGAAGGGTGCCGCCGACGCCATGCACGGCGCTGCGGATTCGGCGCGCGGGCTCGCTGACAACATCAAGAAGATCCCGAATCACAAGAAGGTCTCAATCTCGGTCGAGACGATGTGGGGCGGTCCAGTCGGCCAGTCGGCACTCGCGAACATCCAGAAGCACCAGGCCGGGAACCGGATGCTGGGCCACAACGCGAACGGCACCGACAACTGGCGCGGCGGACCGTCGTGGGTGGGCGAGCGTGGCCCGGAGATCGTGGACATTCCCCGCGGCGCGCGCGTCATCGCGAACCACAAGCTCGCAGCGGCAGGCGTTGGCGGCCACGGGGGCGCGCAGGAGATGCGCGGCGTCCTGACCATCGACCGCGACGGGATGGCCTACATCCGTGGCGTGGTGCGCGAGGAGATGCGCGGCCAGTCGCGGGCTCACGCTCAGACGGCTGGCGGCGGCGGGGTGCGGTTCTGATGACGACCGCGACGGTCACGATCGACCGGACCTCACTTGGGAAGGCCCCGCTGGTCATCGGCAGCAACCCGACCGGAACCTATGTCCTGACCGACAAGGGCCTCGGGCGTCCGGGCGTCACGCCCCGGCTCGTGTTCGCGGCCGACTCTCCGTGGGTCGATGGCAGCGTGCCGACTGCTGCGACCCGTGCCAACTCCGAACTCCCGCTCGAGGTCCACATCCAGGCGGCCAGCGCGTCCGCCCTCGCTGCCGCGAAGGCCGATCTGGACGAGGCGCTCTGGCAGTTCACCTACACCGTGACGGTTGCCGAGGGGGCGAACTCTGTGACGTGGACTTGCTATCCCGCCGCTCATGGCCTGACGGACGTGGTCTCCGACTTCAACGTCGCCGACTTCTTCGAGGTCTGGGGCATCACCATCCCCGTCTACCCGGTGGCCTCCTGATGCCCCTCGGCGATTCCTACCAGGCCGCGGGACTTGACGCTGTTGTCGCGTCGTGGCCGTCGTCCGGTGCGCGCTATGCCCTGTTCGACGACGTCCC